AACTCTAACAGTAACTTTGGTAATACATCCTTACACGCTAAAGGACATAAAGGATATTCCTTTAATAGTGACAAGGGTGGATTTATTGATGGTATTATACCACCTAAAGTTATTGAGACAACTGATCAGAAGATTAATTACTATCCATTTAACGGACCTGCTTGTATCACTGGTGTTGAAGGTGTACAGCAACTTCCTATTTCTGGAACAAGAACAAGGAATGATGCTAGATTATACATCGATTCTCAAGATGATGCTTTAGATCCTTCCAAGCGTCCTGCTGTATCTATTGATGGATATAGACTTGGTGCTAGACAAGATGAAAAGATTTTTACTAAGTTAGAGACAGCTTATATTGGTGATGATGGTGAATATGAATCTGAGTTAGCAATTACTGGATATAAGAAGTATCTTGCTAAGCCACAGGTTTTGAGTCCAGCAAGTGCTCCTGCTAGTGATCCTGCTTTTAATAAGAAGCAAGATGCTGCGAATTTGATCACTGCAAACAAAATATTCATTCAAGAGGAGACATTTGGATATATTTTAGAAAAGTATCCTGCTCTTCAGAACATTTCTTATGTAAATCCTAGTTTAGATCCTTCCGCAAATAGATTCCAAGATGCTAGAGACCTAATTCTTGCTAACCGTAGTGAGATCGTGAACTCCGCGTGGACAAGAACAGTCGAAACTTACCCTACACATGCTTCCGCAGAGGTCAAGTGTAAGAGAGATATTGGGTATATTGTTGATGCTATTGCGGAGGATCTCCGTGATGGTGGTAACTCTAATATTATTGCAGCAACCAAGACTTTCTTTAATGATGATGGTACTCCATTAATAAACGGTATTGTTGGTGAAGAAGATCAAGCAATATATGCATTCTATAGAGCTGCAGATTTTGCTAAGAAATCTATTGCTAACCTATTGACATTTAAGGATAACACAATTACTGTTGATCCTTCTAACTCTGCAAGTACTTCATTCACACCTACAGGTGCTTCATATAGTCCTACAACAGGTGATTTAGTCCTAACAGTTAATTCTCATGGTTTAAGTGGAACATCCACTTATACAAGTACTAATGCTGTATACACACCATCTACAGGTGTAATGACTATAACAATTGCTAACCACGGTTTTGTGGCTGGTGATAGAGTTAAGATAGCAGATGGATCTCTTAAGTTTACTTGTTCTCAAGATGGTCATGTAAGTTATCATGATTATCCTAGAACATCTGACCCTTCTCGTGGTAACTGGTTAGCAATTACTAATGTAACTACTAACTCCTTCGATGTAAATGTAGGTGCTTCTCCTGAGGTTTCATTTACTCCAACAGGTGCTACTTACGATAATACTACTGGTGATTTGGTATTAACTATTGGTTCTCATACTTTAGTTGCAGGAACTAATATTAGTATTAATAACAATTCATTGAATTTCACATGTTCAATGGATGGTAATAGTAGTGTTCATAGTTATCCTAGAATAACAGATCCAGCATCACAGACTTCACTTCCTATTACTGCTGTAGGTGCAACCACAGTAACAGTTAATGTTGGTGCATCTCCAGAAGTTTCTCATACTGTTACTAATGCTAACTATACACCTACAACAGGTGATATGGATTTGATCATTGGTGAACATAACTTCCGTGGATATACAACATATACTGCTACTAATGCGGCATATGATCCTACTACAGGTATAGTAACCTTAACAGTTAATGATCATGGATTGATTAATGGTGATAAAGTTAAGATTGCAAATGATTCATTAACCTTTAGTTGTGCTGAAGATGGTAATGCTACAAACCACACATATCCTAGAGTAAGTGACCCAGTTGCTAATTCTTGGATATCAATATCTAATGTAACTACAAATACATTCGATGTTCAGGTATTATCTTCCGTACCTTCTACTAATGTTACTGCACATACATTTGTAAGTGCATCTGCTAATGGTATTACTAAGGCAGGTGATTCTATTAAGATAGAAGCAAACGCACTAACATTCACATGTGCTCAAGATGGTAATGGTTCAAACCACTCATACCCTCGTCAAAATGGTACTGGTGGTGCAACTGCTGATGATCCAGCATACAATGATGCTGTTCATATAGTAAGTGTAGGATCTACATCATACACAGTAACTAATGCAGCATTCTCTCCTTCTAGTGGTGTACTTAGTTTAACAATTCCTGGTCACGGGTTATCTAACGGGGAGAGGGTCAAGGTAACAGAAGGATCCCTAACATTTACATGTGCTAAGGATGGTAACACATCAAATCATTCTTACCCTCGTAAGACAGATCCATTCTATGATGAGTGGTTACAAATATTCAATGCGACAACAGACCAGTTTGAAATAAATGTTGGTGTTGCTGGTGATGCTGGACAATTTACACACTCGTTTGTATCTGCAACTAATGGTGGATTGTTAAAGCAAGATGGATCAATCGTTGTTAATGTTGGTACATCTTCTAATACAACTGCTCACACATTCGTATCAGCAACTGCTGGTGGTATTAAGTCTGGTGGAGGATACACACATACATTCGTAAGTGCAGATTCTGGTGCTGTAGTAACTGGTGGTAACTATACACATACCTTTATAAGTGCTACAAACAACAATATCACTAAGCAAGGTGACACTTTATCAATTGACAATAATGCATTAACATTTACTTGTGCAATGGATGGATATGCTACTCAGCATACTTATCCTCGTACAAGTGATCCTGTATCTGGAGAGAAACTTGCTATTGCTTCAACAACAAATGATACTATCACTGTAAATGTTGGAACTACTGCTCTTTCTAGTTACACACCAACTGGTGCAACATACGATGCAGCTAGTGGTAACATGGTTCTTACTGTAGGTCAGCATGATCTATATGCAGGAACTAATATAAAGATTGCTGATGATTCATTGTCATTCACTTGTGACATGGATAACAACTTTAGTACTAAGACTTATCCTCGTTCAACTGACCCAGTATACGGTAAGCCAGTTGAGATTGTTAGTGTTGGATCTGCTACTAAGACAGCAACTGACGCAACATATGATCCTGGAACAGGTATAATGACCATTACCATAGCCAATCATGGTTATGCTGGTAGTGATAGGGTTATACTTGCTGATAATTCCTTGACATTTACATGTGCTAAGGATGGTAATGCAACAAATCATTCTTATCCAAGACCTACAGATCCTTCTAGTGGTAATTGGTTACCTATATCTGGTGTAACAACTAACACATTTAATGTTAATGTTGGTATTTCTCCTGATGTATCAGCACATACATTTGTATCTGCTGTTGCTGATGGAGTTACAAGACAGGATGGTACAATAACAGTTAATGTTGGTGCATCCCCAATTGTAAATTACACACCAACAGATGCTACATATACCCCAACAACAGGTATTTTAAATCTTAACATCGGTCCTCATGCATTAGAAGTTGGAACTGCTGTCAAGATCGGACAAGAATCATTAACATTTACTTGTAGTCAAGATAGTAATGCTACTCAGCATACTTATCCAAGACCAACTATTGATAATCATACAGCAACTAATGCTCTTTACAACCCAACAACAGGTCTATTAACACTTACTGTTGCTTCTCATGGAATTAAATCTGGAGACTGGGTTAGATTAGATGATGATTCTTTAACATTCACTTGTGCTCAGGATGGTAATGGAACAAATCATACTTATCCAAGATCAACTGACCCAATTAGCGGTGAGTGGCAACAGGTTCAATCTGTAACAACAGATACATTTGTTATTCAAGTACTAGATTCTGCACCTTCTACTAACACAACTGTACATACATTTGTATCTGCTGTTGCTAATGGAATTAAGCAGAAGAGAGATAAAGCATACGATACTGCAACACCAATAACTGCTGTCGAGACAACATCTCATACTGTAACTGGTTCATCTTATAACCCAACAACGGGTATAATGACACTTACTGTAAATGGTCACGGGTTCTCTAATGGTAATAAGATTAAGATTGCTGATAACTCACTAACATTTACATGTGCAAAGGATCAGAACGCAACTAACCACACATATCCTAGAGCATCAGATCCTTCTAGTGGTGAGTGGTTGACAATTTCAAATGCAACTGCAAATACATTTGATGTTCAGGTTCTATCTTCAGCACCTTCTACCAACACTTCAACTCATACATTTGTATCTGCTGCATCTGGTGGTTTAACAAGACAAACTGGAATAATCTCAGTTGATATTGGTATTTCTTCTAACACTACAAATCATTCATTTGTATCTGCTACAAGTAATGCTATAGCAACAGGTGGTAACTACAACCACACCTTTAAGTCTGCTACAACTGGTGCAATCACTGGTGGTGGTAACTACGCTCATACCTTTATCAAGGCAGCAGCAAATGGTGTTAAGGTTTATCCAGCAGTTGTTACTAACGCTGCAAGTCGTAATAAGGATGCTTATAACCTAGTTACAGCAAATAAAGCTGCTATTATAACTTCTGGTATTGCTGCTATTGATGCTGCTTATCCTTCTCATGCTGCTTCTGGATACACAGTTAAGTGTGAGAGAGACTTAGGATTAATTATAGATGCTGTACTACAAGACCTTTGGTTTGGTGGTAACGAGTATACTATTTCTTATCTTAAGACATACTTTGATGGTAATTCTCTTCTTAGCAATGGTGTTCAAGGTGAAGTACCTCAGGTTATTGTAGGTTTAAACAAGGTTCAAGATCAAATAAACCTTGCTATCAACAACCAATTAGCAAGTACTGATACATCAATAACATTAGATAATGCTTCTGATCCAGCAATTGTATCTGATGCACATGCTGATGCTTATAACCTATTACAGGCGAATAAGAAGTTCATTGCTAGAGAAGCATATGAGCGTATGAAAGCTGCATATCCATCATATTCAGTTGCTTCTGGATATACAATGCAGGACTGCTTGGATGATGTCTATGATGTTGTAAGAGATTTAGGATATAACATTAAGTTTGGTGGTAACCATAAGACATGGGATATTGGTAATGGTTTCGCTACTAATGATTTCAATGGTGTTTCATTGGCAATGCCTGTTAATGAAAGAACTGAAGTTAAGCGTGTATACACAGAAGCTAAAGATGTTGCTGTTAGTGTAATAAGAAACCTTACTGTTACTCCAACTAACTGGACACCTTCTGGTGATAGTGTACAGGTAACAGACACAACTATCATTGCTGATGGTTCTAACCCTGCATGTCAAGGAATTGCATCTGCAATCAATACTTTATTCGATATTATTGAGCAAGGTATTGGTGACGATGGTGGTGCTGGTAGTGTAACTAGTATCACAAGAACAGAACCAACACAACCAGGATCATATAGTCCTGGTAATTGTGCTGATGTTCTCAATACAGTTGATACATTAATCGGTCTATTCATTGATTCACTTAATGCTGGAAATCTAAATGATCTTCCACCTGTAAGTAATGGTGAGTGGGATTGTGCTAATGTAAGAACTTCTATTGATAACCTAGTAAGCATCATTAATGATTCGATAGCAGCAGGATCCATGACTGGACTTCCAGCTCTTAACTTTGGAGACTTCAAGAATAACTTGAGTGCTTCTAAGTGCTACCGTGATGTAGGATACATCGTTGATGCTGTTGCTAATGACCTTAAGTTTGGTGGTAACATCAATTCTGTACAGGCAGGTGAAGCATATTACTCTGGTAATAACTTAGACTTCATCAACAACGAGAAGAATGAAACTATAGATGCTTGGGGTGTTGTTAAGAACATTGCAATCTCTGCTTTGCGTAATCACACACAGCAGTTAAATGGTTGTAACATTACACTCAACTCTGCAACAATTAATGTTGGTAGTAACACTGGTCTTTCTATCGGTATGAAGGTTGAAGAATATGCTCCTTCATCCTTTAACTCTGATGGTCAGTTAACATCTGGTTCAGCAATCACAACAAATATTCCTGCTGGTACTTACATTAAGAAACTTGTTGGAAATGATTCTATTGAGATTGGTGTAGAGAATGCTAGGTTATCTACAGGTAATACTGTAGTTGCTACTGCTACAAATACTAATGCTACACTATACTTCACATTTGAGAAGGGTCAGTGGGCAGATACTATTCCGTCTACAGATAGTTCTATTAACAGCACTGGTGCTGGTTATCCAGAGTGTGCTGCTGTTGTATCAGCAGTTGATACATTAGTTGATAATGTTATCTTTGTTATTAACAATGGAATTAACTCTGTACAAAGAACAGAACCAACTTATTCATCTTCTGACTACTCTTCAAGATCAACTCTTTGGACTATTGATATTACAGGACTTGGATCTAATGATCCACACAACTTCGAGACTGGAACTCCCGTAAGATTGGTTCCAAGACCCCGTTTCGATGTTGGTACTGGTAAGTATGTTGATGTTGATAAGAGAGCTGTTCGTCTTCCAAATGGATTTGAGACTAATAGAGTATACTATGTAATTGCTCCTGCTAGGAGAACTTCTCCATTCAACTATAGCAGTGCTACTGAGTTTAATGGTACTGGTAATACTAACCAGAACTTGATGTTAGCAGAGAGTAAAGAAAATGCTGCATCTGGTATTTACTTATACTCTGCTGAAGCAGATTCAATTGATCCTGATGTAGAGATTGATCTCTATCAGTTTGTGTTGGATGAGAAGTATGATTTACATCAATATAAGGCATCTCTTGATGATAATATCAATGGTGGTATTAAGACCAATGTTGGTCATATATTTGATGTTCCATTCGCTAATGTTACTCCACAGCGTGTATTCTTCAGACAGAAGGATGCTGTAACAAATTTACCTACATTGTCTGCCACATATAATGGTGATAATGCTACTGCTAATGGTGGTGATTCAACTGCTGGTGTTGCTGATGCTTCAGGTAGATTGAACCCTGAGTTTGAATTCTATACAAGATTTGTTTATAGTGCAGTTTATAAGAACAAGGTTCTTTGCATCTATAAGACACATGCAGATGCTATTAACGATGTTAATAGAATTAACTTTGTTGCTGCTCAGACAATGGAGTTTACCCTCTTTGCATCTAAGAAGAATGCACCAATAGCATTTGACCCAAGAGGTACTGCATATTCTAATAGCACAACAGGTAGATGGTATATTAAGGTTAAGGATACATCCAGTAATGGTTCTGGTTCAAATGGATCTAACCAAGATAGCATATTGTGGAGATTCCAGCAAACAGACTTCTTGTTATCTTCACCACCTAAGTCAGATGACTCCTTCTACAACCGTCAGATTGATGCAAGAACAGCTAAGGATAGAGTATATCGTGTTCGTTATGTTATTCCTAAGTATCTTGAAGGTGTTAGAGATCCGATCAATGGATTTGTTGTTAAGACAAGAACAGACTCACTTCGTAAGTTAAAGCCACAGAAGATTCTACTTAAGCCTGCATCTGGTACTACTAAGACAGATGCTTATTTCGAGAATACTGCTAATGCTGGCGAGAGAATTGGTTGGACTAACCAACAAATTATCACTGCACTAGGTGATGATGCTAATGCATATGACCCATATCGTTTAGATATAGAAGGTCAAGGAATCACATATCCTAAGAAGATTACTACTAAGACTGGTAAAGTACAGTTTACAGTTCAATCTGCTAAACTAACAAATATAGATGGTGATGATTTCTTAGAACTCACAGCATTTGACTTTACACCAGATCCTACCATTGCTTCTCTTGCTGATGAGTACTTCAGAACAGTTAAGATAACATCACCTCAAGGTGGATCATTCATCACCAACTCTTCTCAGAGAACTGCTGAAAGTGCAGTAACATGGTCTGGTAATAGTTCTGGTACTGCATATGTTCAGGCATATATGAGTGTTGGATCTGATCATTATCTAATCCTTAAGGGTAGTGCTATTGATCAGAACTTAGTTTACAGTCAATATACTAATACTAGAATCACTCAGGGTACTATCTTTGCAGATGTATTAGATCAACCTGATGCTGGTAAGTCCTTGAATCTTAAGGATCAGATTAAGAATAGTCTTAATCAGTACTACTATAAGCAGAACAACGCACCTGTTTATCAGTTAACACCAGGTGATACCATTAAAGAAGATGGATCCGATAATACTTACTACATTCATTCTGTTGAGGATATTGGTGAGATTGAAGATACATTCTACATCTATGATGTTGAAACATTACAGCGTAGGATTGCGAAGCAACAAGAAGGTATCTACTACTTAACACTAATTCGTGGTAACATATCTCCACTTCCAACTGGTGCTGGTAACCAAAATAATTTCCGTGCATTTAAGTTCTCACAACCTATTTCATTCTTATATCCACAGAACTATAAGAATGATCCATTCTGGTTTAAGTACAATGGTACAAGTGCTGCTGAAAAAGCATTAGCTAATGGATTGATTGATCCACCAGCAACAGTTTGTGCTGCTGACAACTATATACATGGTTTAGTTAGAACTAATGATGCTAAAGCCAATGTTACTAGAGAGACAATTGCTGATCTAACTGAGACTCCAGCGTTTGCTACTAACACTTATAGTGGAACTAATCAGATCCAAGCACAGATTGGTAATGCATCTGCTGGTGCTGAGGATAGATTAATTCCTATCTCTGGTGACAACAGAGTTGCATCACAACAGAGATTCTATGTTGAGTTACGAAGACCTTCAATAGCAAGAGCTGGTAACCACACATTTGAATACCTAGGTTTTGGACCAGGTAACTACTCAACTGGTTTACCTGCAAGACAAGAAGTTGTATTAACTTCTACTCAAGACTTCTATGCTCAGTCTAAGAAACAAGATGGTGGTGTAGTATTCTACACTGGTATCAACTCTAATGGTGAACTATACATTGGTAATCGTAAGATCAATGCTATCACTGGTGAGGAAGAATTCTTAGAGAGAGCACAGTTAGTTGATTCTGATGACGATGAGGACGATATTGGTTCACTCGTTACCACATTTGATGTTCCTGTTACATTTAACCAGAACATCACAGTTAATGGTGGTGATGGTGATAAGGTCAGTGCATTTAACTCACCTGTTCTAATCAATGTTGATAATGCAGATCTAACAAATCAGAATTCACCTATTCTTATTAGATCTCGTGTTAATAACACTAACCCTGATGGATCTAAGAATGACCCTCTACTTGATAGAGCATCATTTAACCCAAGAGAGACAGGTGATATATTCCTTGGTAAGAACTATGTTAAGGCTGCTGTATTCCAGTTAAGTCCTCGTAGAAATGGTCAGGATTATAAGATCCAGACTCATACTAATGGAAATATACCAACAAATATTGCACCAAATCAGAGTGGAACATATGGTGTAGATGCTGGTGGAACTGCTGTTAATGCTTCTCAGAAGGTATTCTATGGTCAAGGTGCTAATGGTGTAGTTCCTACTGGTGGTGATATACTTCTTAAAGGTGACTCTGTACAGCGTGCAGGATCACTTGGATGGGTATTCTCTAACTACTTCAACTCTATAATTGATGAAAGGATTAACTTCTTAACATTTGGTGGAGTATATGTCAAGATCAGTTGGGCAAACATTGGTGGTACACAGTACACTAACCAAATACTTGGTATAACTGATACTTCTAGTATTAGAATTAAAGGATTCTATCCTACTCCTCTACTCAATGGTACATTCCCAATTGTATCACCTGCTAATGATACATTCCAGTTAAGTAATACTTACTGTCACATTCAACTTTCTGAGACACTATCAAGCATAGTTTATAACGACAATACTGGTAGTCCTCAGACAGATGCAACTCCAGCATGGGCTACACTAATTGATCCTACTGTTCTTGCTCAAAATAGCAATGTTCCTGCTCCTACTATGGAGTTCTCAAGTGCAACTTGGAAGGAAATTGGTATTATTGGTGGTGAAACACTTAGAACTGGTACTGAGTCTCAGGGTGATTATAAGTTAGGTGTTAACACTGTTGCTCGTGCAAGTCATACTGCACATGAAACAGCATGGGTTGATGCATTCACTGATCCTCGTGCTAACTTAGATGTAGTTGGTACTGCATTCATCAGTGGTAAGACAATTACTCAGACTAACTTCCTTGATAATGCTTTATTTACTAACAGGACAGAAACTGCTGTAGATAATGCATTCTTGGTTGGTGGTGATAGTACCGATACTACTACACAAAATGGTGCTGCAACACTTAGAGTTTCTACTACAAATAATGGTAGGGTTGGTGTTAATACAACACTTGCTGAGACTACTGATTCCTTAACTGTTAAGGGAACAGGTAAGATTACTTCAAATCTTACTGTTGGTGGAGATGTAGCAGTTAATGGTGGAGATATTACCACAGATCAGACATCATTTAGCTTAATTGATACAACTGCAACCACAATTAATTTCGCTGGTGCTGCAACTACTGCAAACCTCTTCGAGGATGCAACTGGAGCTCAGGTAATTAATGTTGGTACATCTTCTACTGATACTACATTCAACTTACATACATCATCCACAGATTCTACAATTAATCTTGGTACTGTAACTAATGCTAGTAACACAGCGAAATCTATCATCAAGGTTGGTGGTGCTAGAGGTAACTCAGCAGATTCTAGTTTCACAGTTGATAACTATCAAACAATTCTTAACTCAAAGATCCTTGAGATCAATGATGGTCTAACAGGTATCTCTACTGATCCTGATGATGATATAGAAATTCAAACTAACTTGAGAGTAGTTAATCTATTCACAAGAAATGGTACAGCAGCGACTGTTAATGCCTTTACTAAGGCAGTATCTATAGACTTTGGTGCTATTGCTGGTCAAACTAAGATCAATCATGCATTAAATGTACAAGGTGATATAGAAGCATATGGTGATGTTACACAGATTGGTGGTAATAACACTGGTGCTGTTACAGTAACCAGAGGACAGTTAGGAACATCTGATGTAGTACACAACATTGGTAACCTTAATAGTCTTAATGTTGATTACTTTAACTATCGTTCTAGAATAGCAGATGAATTAAGATTCACTGCTGCTGCGGTATCTAACAATACTTTGGTTGTTGATAACAGTATTGGACCTGCTAACTATTTCATTAACGGTAATATTGTACAGTTTACTAATGTTACTGGATTAACTGGTGTATCTGTTGGTCTTAACTACTATGTTTTAGAATCTTCAACAAGTGGTGTAGTATCAGGACAGACATTTAAGTTAGCAACTAGTGTTGGTGGTTCTGCGATAGCAATCACTGGTACACCAACTGATGCTCGCATCATTCTAGATGGTCATAAGATTGATACATCTGGATCTGGTGGTGGTGGAACTGATTGGGCTGTTGGTGATACAACATTGTTACTTAACAATATCAATGGTTTAACAGTTGGTGATCTACTATTAATAGAAAATGAGATCGTTAGAGTTGCTGCTCCACCAAGTGCTGTTAATAGATCTGTTGTAGTACAGCGTGGACAGTTCTGTACAACTGATGCTTTACATTCAGACAATACATTTGTTGCTGGATTAGTCTATACTCAGGATGCAACCTTTATTAGAGAAGGTGATTCTGGTGCTGGTGACAGTACATTAAATGCTGGTGCAACTACAATCCAACTTGGTGAGTTTGGTGGTACATTCAAGGCGAATGATTACCTAAGATTGAGTGCTGACCCTGCTGGTGCTTGTCCTTCAGGTGAATTTGTAAGAATCACTGCTGTTGTTGATGCAAGTGCAGAAACATTCAAGATCAATGATGGTGGAAATCCAACTGCTAATAACAGATTGGTAATTAACACTGTAACTGGTGCAAGTACAAGTACTTTGGTTGCTCCTCCTACACTCACTGGTACTGAAGATCAAACAGTTCAATTAACAACAGACTATAACAGGTTTGTTATTACTAGTGATACTTCTAACACTGAAGAAGTTGTAATAAGAAGAGATGGTAGAATCACCCTTATTGGTGATGGTACTTCATCTGCTCCTGCTGCAATACTTAGTGAAACAGGTGCTGCTGCATTTACTGGAGATCTTTGGGTAACCAATACAGATGCTAGTGCTACAAGTGGTAACTCTGCAAGTCTTGACACTGGTAGATTGAGACTTACTCAGACTAGTGGTGATCTAGATCTTGCTGGTGGCATCGACATGGACGGTGACTTCAAGATTTACACTGGTACAACTGGAATTAATTTCAGTGGTACACCTAAGTTCCAAGTTACTGCAAGCACTGGTGATGTTAATATAACTGGGGATATCAATCTCACAGGGGCAATAAATATTGGTGGTGTAGATAATATTATCACATCTACAGGTGGTAGAAAGTGGTTGTATCTTGATTCACCTTCAAATACAGATGCTACTGCTCCAACTCTTGTTGCTAATACTAACTACTTTGTCAAACCAGGTGGTACTGGTGTTGTGCTAGTTCTTAAACTGCCATCTACACCTGCTACAGGAGATATGATAAGAGTGATTGACATAGGTGGAAACCTATCTTATAATTGTCAGTTAGTTGTTCGTGCAGCTTCAAACGTGGAACTTCAAGGTGATTCAACTGGAACTACACTTGGTGGACTAGGTGTTTCACATAATGGTGGTGAACTAATTGTTAACACTCCTAATGTTGGTCTTGGTTTGGTATATGTTGGTTCTACTGATGCAGCAGGAACATCTATCAGTTCTGGAGATCAAGGATGGAGGATAGTAGAGGTATAATATGGCAGTTAATTATAACTTTCTGAAATCACTTAAAGGGACAGCGATTGGTACGATTGTCCCTTGGACTGGTGACCTTACACAGATTCCAAAGGGATGGGTTCAGTGTAAAGGTCAAGAGCTTAATGTTTCTGAGTTTCCATATTTGTATGAGATTATGGGAATTAAATATGGTGGCGTAGCAGGAAATACTTTTAAGTTACCAAATATAGGTGCTAAGTCTTTAGTTGATTATCATACATCACATGATAATATTTCTACCATACCGTCATCATTTCAATCTTTGATTGATGATACTGATGATACTGCTAATGAAGTTAATCCTGTTCGTAATTCAAATATAGATTTATTTGCGTCATATAATCAGAATATTAATACATTTCTTGGATTTGTTACGGGTGTCACATTAAATGATCCCGTATTTTTTGATGGTTTGGCAACTGGTGGTAGAGCATTGGGAGATTGGCATATAGGTACTCATGCACATGGTGGTGGAAGTGGTTCTGGTACTGTTGGTACTGGTACATTTGATGTTGTTGGTGCTCCTTCTCAATGGGCAGAAGAATGTCAAAATAATGGAAATGCTAATTGTTTTTTATTCTGTCCTGATGATTGTGGAAGTCCACAGTATGATAGAATGGAAGCAAATACTCCATCAGCTGAAAGACAGAGGATAGGAGTTTTTGATGGTAATAAATCTCCATTCCTATTTGATCAGAATAACCAATCTCTAGTTCCAACTGATTTCTATTCAGGAAAATTCTTAACTAGACCAAATGACGGTAGTTATTCTGGTTTCGGTGCTTTAGGTTGGGCTACTAGAAGAAATCCAGGACAGAACCAAGGTACTAATTACAACTATGTTGATCCAGTTAACATGGATGTAGAATGTAGCATCAAAGGTGGACAGGATGCAAACCTAACAAACTCTCCTTGGTCATATGCTGCTGTAGACACATCACATTCATTTGCTAACTTTGTTAATTCTGGAGATGATACTATGTCTGCACATACACATCCAGTAATGTTTTATTCTATTACTAAGGGTAGTATGAATGTTCCTTCGACATTAGTTATTAATAATGTAACCAGGGGTAACATGACACCAGTAAATGCTAGTAATACTGCTATTGGTACAGTTGCTGCTAATATGCAGACACCTCAGTTATCTGTTCTACATATCATAAGGGCATATTAAGATGGCAGTAAATTACGGATTTGAAAGAGGTAAGTATGGATGTTTTCCAGGTACTATTATTGCATTCCCTAGGACACTAGATGGTGATAACCCTAACGATACTGATTTTAAACAAAAATTACCAGCAGGATTTTTAAGATGTGATGGATCTGTTCTTAATGGTAATGATTATCCAAACCTAAAAGATATCCTTGGTGTTGGTGCTAACTCTAAGTTTAGGAAGGAAACTCAAGTATTAAAAGAAGATAATGCTGAGAATGCTAGTAGTGGTGGAACATTTCAGTTACCAGATTTAGGTGCTAAGTCTATACTTGCTAGTAATGCATCAGGTGTGTATACTGGTGATACTGTTGATGATAATAATACTACACCAAAAACAATAGTTCCTAAAGTTGGTATTGGTGCTGAGGTTACCTTAAATCAAGGAACAACTCTTAACATCAATTATAGTGGTCAATTTACAACACCTCAATGGGATATTCCTTTCCTTAGTAACCAGAACTGGGGTACTAATATGGGAGTTGTGTTTGATAATCAGGTGACACAAGACAGTGGATTTTTAATGCACAGTCATTTTAGTAATTTACCTGTGTATGCATATTCAAATACACAGGATTGGTCAATGAATGTATCAGTATCTGATGCTTCACCAGAATATCCTGGTATTAATAGTACAGGAATTATTGGGCAAGTAACACCTATTGCTGGTAGTCAGACAGATTCTAAACACCAGCATACTGTTCAAAGATCATTTCCAGTAAGGGACAATAACAATTTCGATGCTCACATTAATCCGTGGGATTCTGATGGATTTAATGTTGTAACTGAAGTTAAGTTACAAGAGAAGAATACCATCAAGATGGATGATATTGCACCTAAGTATATTATAGTAGAGTTCTTCATTAAGTTCTGACATGACCACTAATTACTCAAAAGTTCATTCAAGAGTTGGTGCTGCAATAGGCACTATAATTAGTGTGCCTAAAGATAGTACATGGACTAATAGTACCGACCCTCAAATAGAAGCAAATAACTGGAAGTTGGGTGATAATTATCCAGGATGGTTACCATGTGAAGGTCAGAGTTTAAGTAAAGAAGATTATAGAGCATTATATGAGGTTGTAGGAGATACATATGGTTCTACAACAACAAATTTTAGTTTACCAGACTATAGATCTAAGAAGTTAGTAGGAACTGGATCTGTTGATGGTAATAAACCTGGAGGATTAACTCTTAGTCCTACTATAGGACCAGGATCTTCATTAGCTGAACCAAATATAGCAGGTTCAGAAGGTGGTGTGTATTCTGTTACGACAGTTAGACAACTGCCACCAGAGTCTGAGATTACACCAGGTGCTCCATCTAATCCACCAACAGAAGGTGGAGGTGCTACTGATACATTTAATATTAGTACATTCCAAACAGATGGTTTTGGTCAGGTAACATCAGTTGTTGAATCTGATATTAGTGGTAATGTAAGTTGGTCTGCTGGATTTACTAATACTGGTACAACAGCATTTTCAACACCTATTCCAGGTCCACATTACCATGAGATAAGGTATGTTCAAAGAGGTAATACTCAAGCTGCTGAGGGTAATCCTTATGCACCTGCAAAGGAGTGTGGTTTTATGAACATTGTTCCAGCTTCTACTTTAACATTTGCTAGAGATGGTGAAGCACTTAAAAGGCATAGTCATTATTTAAACTGGGGTTATGGAACAGATTATGCAGGATATGGTACTGATGAGGGACCAGGAGATTCAGGTCTTGTGAATATCGCAGAAGTTGGTGGTTCAATTAACCAGAAATTTGGAACCACATATACAGAGGATAACAATAGAGGTAAGGTAATAAATAAGACAGTTGGCATTTCAAATAATACTGGTGACAGTCTTAGTGTCTTCTTTAATGTTGGCACATTCACACTTTCCAATGCTGCTAAGTCTCAATGGGATGCAGCATTAGGTGTTAGACTACAATCAGCAGAAGAATTGCCAGTCATGCAACCATACTTTAGATTGAAGTACTTGATAAAAGCATTCTAGTATGCTATAATAAAAACCTTGAATTGAATTTAATATGCAAATAACGAGAGCAACGAGTCAGATCGTACCTATCAAACCAGTGGAGTTGATGAAAGGTAGATATGACCAACACATTGGTGTATATGAAGATCATCTACCCAAATTTTTATGTGATAAATTAATAAAAACTATTGATGATGCTATTGATGTTAGCACAAGTGGAGACTACCTAGGAGAAAGACAAGAAAAGACTGGTAGTCCTAATGATCCTGATCATGAAGATATTACTGTAATGGATGGTGCTACGCAGTTTCCTAATAGTGTACTTGGTAGGAAGGATGAGTCTATTCTTCTACAGTATGTTGATAATGTGCTACATGCTGAATGTAATCAGTATATACAAGCATGTTTTGCTCACTACTCTCAAGAGTATGGTGCATTCAATCAA